ACTGACGATGAAAAAATTGCACGTATGAATCAAGCCCTGGTGCGAATCACAGAAATGACCATGGAGTTGATCAGTCAAAGCATTGCTGTGATAAAAACTCCCACTGCCACTGTGACTGCTATGGAACACATTAGAGAATTTGTCAGCAACTGTGATCGCAAGCTGTACAATGCTATACGTGATCGCATGATTGATCTGCGCAAAAACAGTGAAATTCCCAACATGCACATACAATGCAACAATTGTGATCACGAATACGAACAACAAATGACCTTGGACATGGTAAGTTTTTTCGACAAAGCCTCCTAAACAGCAACGCAGAACAAATTGGTACCATGGTTGAAACTTTGGACAAGGAGGCTAACCAGATTCGCTCAGAAAGTTTCAAATTGGCCTGGTACATGCGAGGCGGCATAACCTACGAACAAGTCATGCAGTTGAGTTCTGTTGAGCGCGGCATGATCAATGCCTTGGCCAAAGAAAATATTGAAACCACAAAGAAAACCAATTTACCATGGTTCTAGACACCCAAACAGTTACCAACGATATACTGGCCTGGAGTGAAACTTTTGTAGAAGTTCCTCATCCTAGCCTAGGTGGCTGGCCACCTTGTCCGTTTGCACGACAAGCCAGACTCAACCGCACTGTACAAGTGTTGACCGGTGCTGATCCTTATTTTGATCTGCGCAATCGATCTCGTTGGGGCATGGGTGCTTATGAAGTCATTGTGTATGCTTACGATCCTGTTGATTGGCCATACCAACGTTTTCACGCAGCTATTGAATCAGCCAATCAAGAGTTTTTGTTGGCACGTGACATCTTGGCCTTGGAAGATCATCCTGCTGACGTGGAGGATGTCAACGGTGTTGTAATGAACCAAGGCAAGTATGCTCTAGTATTGGTACAGAGCCTCAGCAAGTTAAACACAGCAGCCAAGCAAATGGGTGCCAAAGGATTCTATCACACCTGGCCCGAAGAGTACCTTACAGGGCTGTTTAATCATAGACAGGATCCTAGATGAGCAGTTATCAGTTTGCCAGAATTGACCTCAGCAAAACCAACTACAACATAAACATAGAATGGATGTACATAACCCGTCCAGATATCGCTGCACTCAACGCCATCTATCGAGACTACTGCGTGTACAAAAAGTTTTCAAGTGTGATGCCTATATTTGACAGCAGATATACTGACCCCATGACCGATGTTATTGGATATTACGACAAGGCCCAACTTGTGGCATTCTCACTGATCCGACGCTATGACGAACACAATGCCTTGTGCGATCAGTTTGCATGGACCTATCACAATCCCCGAATGAGACTGGGCATAGAAACAATGAAAACAGAGTGTGCTATATATCGAGCACGAGGGTTCCAATATTTGTATCTTGAACAAGCACACCTGTACAAAAGTGAAATAGACGGATTTGAAATACTAGGACCACTGGATTAAAATTATGTATAGTGTATATCAACACTGGGATCCGCTCAAAGTTTGCGTAGTAGGACGTAGTTATCCTCCAGAATTTTATTCATGGATCACAGTGCCTCACGTGAGATCTTTATTTGAAAAAATAGCTATTGAAACTGAAGAAGATTATCAGAATATTATCAAAACATTGGAAAAGTTTGGCGTAAAGGTTCTCAGACCTGAGTTGTCACACGACTTACCATTTGCTGGTGGAAAATACATGCCACCACCAATGGTTCCAAGAGATTACATGACCATGGTAGGTGATAAATTTTACGAAAACTATAGTTTTAGTATCAAAAAGGCATACGCTGATGTCAAAGACCAAACTTGGCCAGATTGCAATTCGTTTGAAGAATTTGCAACATTACCACTGCAAATTCAACGAGAATGCAACGAGACTCATCAATTTGACGAATACCGCCGTTACGCAACCCAATATGACCATATTTTTGATTACATTCGTAGTCAAGGAAACACAGTTAGCTCACATGCCAATGATCCGTCTCTACTCAACGGTGCCCAGATAGCTAGAATTGGCAAAGACTTGTTTTTTGGAACACACACTTATACTCAGGACATGAGTGATTACAAACACTTTATCGATAGAGAATTTGTTGACACAAGAAATCACATTGTGAACACCGGGGGGCATAGTGACGGAACGTATTGTCCAGTGTGCCCCGGATTGATAATTAGTTTGAAAGACATTCCCACATATAAAAATACTTTTCCAGACTGGGAAGTAGTTTATCTTCCTGGACAAAGTTGGGACAAGGTAGGATCCTTTTTGAGACTCAAAAATAAAAACCGAGGTCGGTGGTGGATTCCAGGATTTGAAGATGACCAGTCAGTGATTGACGTTGTTGAACAATGGCTTGGTCATTGGACTGGGTATGTAGAAGAAACTGTGTTTGATGTCAACATGTTGATTATTGATCCAAAAAATGTCATGGTATTCAACTACAACAAACAGGTATTTGACGCATTAGAACGTTATGGTATTACCCCACATGTGGTACCATTTAGGCATAGATATTTTTGGGATGGTGGCATACACTGTGTCACTAGCGATTTACACCGAGAAGGCACCATGCAAGATTATTTTCCACAGAGAGGTTAACATGGATTTATACACAATTTGGGCAGACAAAGAGGGTGACATCTCAGACCTTGACTGGGTAAACGGAATGAAAAGCTTCTTTGATCATTTGATTGAAGAAGGCCGGATGGAGACCTACAGAATCACACGTTGTAAAATGGGATTCCGTAGCATTGCCGACATGCCTGAATGGATGATCATCATGGAGTTTAAAGACATGGGCCAAATGGACAGTGCATTCCGACGTGTTGCTCCACTCAAAGGCGATCTTGAAACAAAACACAAAAGTTTCAATCAGTTTGTTAGTGGAAACATTCAACATGCATTGTTTAGAGATTGGCCAGATCAAGACTTATGAAGTATTGTGTTTTTGCCGGATGTTCATACACTGCTGGAAATGGGTTTGCATTAGAACGAAATGAACCACGATTGTGGGTCAATCAAATTCACAACAATCTCTTTTCTCATACCACAAAACTCAATGTCAGCCGGGGTGGACGATCCAATGCTGGAATATTTCAAGATACAGTAAATGCATTGCTTTCGTATCCTGTAAAATATGCCATAGTTGAATGGACCAGCATGCCTAGGTACGAATTGGAACTGGGTTTTGAACTGTACCCTACAGGACAAGTTTTTTTACCAAACGGGCCATGCAGAGATCAGATCTTAAATGATATCAAGTATCCTAAAGAATATTTAAATTCAATTAGAGATAGATTTACATCACTGGCCCATGACTGTTACGAAATTTTGAATTTAGTCAAATACGTCAATTCAATTGTCAAACTTGCAAAAATAAACAATACCAAAGTGTTTTTTGTCAACGCATGTTGTCCTTGGGACATTGGTTTTTTCAACAAAAAAACCAATGTATTACCCGCAGACTATACAGCGTACACTCAACAACTATTGAATGCCTCTACTAGAGATGATGTAGAAGTTTTTCAATTGTATGACAAACTACATGATAATTTTATGCAAGCAGGTGGTGTGCATGAATCGTTGTGGCTTAATTTGTACCATTCCATGGTTCATTTTCAAATTGACGTTAACTCAGATCAGGCGCACCCAGGAGTTGAGTCCAATGACCGTTTTGCTGAAATATTTTCTAAAGCATTATCAGACAAACTAGATGATTGAATCAACACATCATAATTTTATCAATACAGACTGGCTGCAGTCGCTGTCTGACGAATTGCTGAATGCTCACGGCTGGGTATTCAGACAAAAATTTTGGCGGTATTATCTGGCACAAGGATTACACCCTTATGTAGAAAGCAATGCAGCAACCTGGTATCACAACCAGACTAATGCATTGTATACCATGGCACCACAGTGGCGCAAGTTGTTTGACAAAGTTTATGAACTAGCAGGTCCCAACTTTCAACTCATGAGATATGCATTGACCGGGCAAACTCAAAATCAACAACCAGTGTTGCACACTGATGTTAGTGAAAATCTCAATGGCTGTTATAAAAGTTATTTGATATATCTCAATACTGTTGCTACACAAGGCTCTACAGATTTTGTAGTAGCCAACAAATTGGTACATCAAGAATCACCTGACCCAGGCAAACTGATTGTGTTTGACAGTAAAATTTTACACTGCGGCAATCCACCAACACAATCAGATTTTTTGCGATTGAGTATTGTATTACATGGAATACACATATGAAAGAACTGCTACGCAGTTCTGTTGATTTCACTTCGTTCATCAACTGATTGTCTTCTAAGTATCATCTAGATACTGTGGTCATAATTCACCGTATTACGGTGAATTGACAGCATCATCTGAGTGACCGCAGTCATCTATTGTAATGAGATTGTTGTTTCCAACACGGAGGCGGTTGACCGGTACCCCCTACTCAAGCTTCACATATCAACGGAACCCTAGTAACCCGAAATAGATCCAAGTCCTATGAGCAGGGGTTGCTTTTTCTCATCGCCCCAACCATTTGCTGCCTTAAGTTAACAGTTGCCTTTGACGCCCAAGTCTGCACCGGGTATTGCACCGTTGCTCAATGGGATTGGGTCAAACACCCAACACAGAGTCGTGATTAAATTTTATCTTTGATGTGTGAGCCATGCACACGTACTTGTATATGGCCGTTGTAATAATCTGCTGATTCCAATACTCTTCTACTGAATTGCTCTCGTGCCTCAATATAACTGCACTCACTCTTGCTTTTGCAATAATAAAGTATTTCTCTGGAGAAGTTTTCGGTGCCTAGTTTGATTACGTCTGCGGTTAATTCTGGGCTTGACCCGTAGTACTCACGCCAATCTGAATCGATCTTGGTGCGTATCTTTTTCCGCTTTTTGATGCCGTTCTTTTGTTTTACTGTCTTGTACGTTGTTTTACTAAATTTCGCTAATTTTTTGCCTATGTACTTGCGTCCAGATAGATTATTTGTGATCTGATAAACAAATCCCACACATTCTTCGGGCAGTGTCTCAACTGGGGTGTCTTGATAAAGCCATGTCAT